CCTGGTCCACTGATTCTAAGCCCTATCAGGTAACGCTCCATCAACGGCGGCACCTTATCCGCGCCAACGGCGCCATAGCCAAGGTTAGGCGTCACGTCAAGGCTACCGATCTTGACGTTCTTGTAATCTTCAAGCCCGCTCAGTCCTAATGCGCTGGTGTTGTTGTGCAGGAATACCGCCAGCACGGCCTGTGCGTACTTGATCTGCGTTGGGATCTCAGTATCGGTGAAGTAGTCCGTCGTGATACGGAACGGGAACCCTACCGCATAGGTGTTGATGTAGGTGTCAGGCTTGCGCACGCCTGTACGTGGCCACTGCAGCGCTTGGGTATCAGTCGCCCGTGCGCCAAGGAACCGCTCGCGGTCTAGCCGTTGCGTCGCGGTAAACAGCGCCCGGTTGCGGCTATCAGTGTTGCCGCTGTTCCAATGCTGGACGTCAGCGTCCTCGACAAAGCCATCAATGATCGCTGTCGCTTCCGCCAGTGTCAGGTAGCTGTTGGCGTTTGCGCCGCCCACTGTTGCGTCGATTACTACTGCCATCGGTCTGGACCTCTGGGGTCAGTGTAGGAGTTGGCTCTGGCATAGAAAGAGAGGCCGCCGCGTTAGCAGCAGCCTCCTTTTCACGCAGTCGCCGGAAAGCGAACAGACCCATCAGACGCGCTTCAGCAGCACGCTAAGGATCACACCAGCCAGGGTGGTGGTGGTGCCGGTCACGTCCAGAGACAGACGGTCGCCAGCCTCAAGGGTCAGGTTGGCGGTGGTGCTGGTCAGCTCACCAGAATCAGCAGCATCGAACTTCTGCTCAGTAAGAGCAGTGCCCTTGAGGTTGATCTTGGTGGCGCCGAGCAGGTCATCGCCAGCGGTGGCGGCTTCGGTGCCTTGGCAGCGACGAATCGTAGCGGTGACATCGGAACCGTCGTTACCAGCAACAGCATGCACCTCGCGGATGCTGACCACTTCGCACTTCACCGGAGCGGTGAAGAATTGCACATCAGCCACCGAGGAGGCGATGTAGTGGTCAGCAACGATGTACTGCTCTGTGGACAGTTCAAACTGGGAAGGTTGTGCCATGGTTAGTTACCTCAATCGAAGTTAGAGGTGTTGGTGGCGCGGACGATACCAATGTTCTTGGTCTCGTACACCTTCGACCAGTTTGTGATGGTCTCCAGTTGAGCGCGGGTCGGGTTGACCGTGGTGACGCCCCATTTAGCGCCAACAGGGTGGTAGCAGTAGTGCAGGTCGATCGACATGGCATCGCTCTTGGCGAGGATGTCACGGTCGGTTTCAGTCTGCATTGCAAGCTGTTCGCCGGAGGCAACAGCGCCCTGGGTGAAGAAGTAGGTGGCGTACTCGGTGCTGGCGCCGCTGCCGTCGGTCTGCACATCGTCAGACACGATCACGCGCAGGCCCATGTAGGTCGGCACGTTCACTTCGCCGCCGTAAGCAGCAACCATCGAACCGCCCGACTGGGTGGTGGTGCTGCCACGGGCTTCGGCAGTGCTGACGTAATCAATAGCACGACGCTCAACCAGGTCGTAGTAGACCTTGGAGTGCATGCAGATGGCAGTCAGCTTGTCGCCTTGGTCGCCCAGCAGGCTGCGGGCTTCGGCAACGTGACGGGGGCTCAGAACAGTCGGGGTGTCAGCGGTCAGGCCGTCGATCGACAGGTCCACAAAGGGAGCAGTCGCATTATTGCCCAGGGCGCCGAACACGCCGGCCAGGCAGGACAGCAGGTCCTTTTGGCGCTGGTTGGCAACGTAGTCAGCGATCTTGGCGCCGATGGCGGCCATGGGATCGGCACCAGCTGCGAGGGCAGCCAGGTCACGAGCCTCAAAAGCACGGCCACGGTGCAGGATGACGCCGACCTGCTTGTCAGCGGTGATCTTGCCGGGGGTCAGCGAGCTGCTGTCAGTCAGCACCTCGAAGTCACCGGAAAGGTTGGCTTTCCAGAAGGGGACGTTGATAAAGTCACCACCCTCAGTTGCATTCAGCTCCGCCAAGGGCTGCACCACACCGCTAGCCAGGAAGGCATCACGCTGCGTGGTTTGCTCGATGACGTAAGGCGTAAAAACCTCTGGGATGATGATGTCAGAGCGAAGAGTCGCCATGATTCATCTCGGGGGAATGGTTTACGGTGTGGGCGCAGCCCAAAGCACCAGCGCAGCCGGTTGGCAATAGCTTAACGGTTAGCTGCTGCTTTCATGCGATCGTACAAATCACGATCAGTGCGGAACAGTCGTGCCTGTTCAGTCAGATTGAAGCTATCGCGGCTAAATGGGTTTGCCATGCCTGCTGGGATGCCGCCAGTGCTAGCACCGGCTGATGGTGCACCACTGCCCTGCGGCTTGGGTTGCTTTTGCATCCATGCCGGCAGCGTCTTTGCCCACTCGCTGACTGGCGTGCGCTGGTAGCCATCAACCACTACCACGGTGCCGTCAGGGTCGCGCTCAATTTGATCAGCGCTCAGCTTGGTCTTGAGCACCAGGTCGGGGTCATGCACGATGTCAGCTAGAGCCGTCACTGCTGGCGTGACCAACTCCAGCTCGCGGACGCGGCTTTCCAGTGCGGCAATGCGCTGGTCCTTTTCCGCCGTCGCCTCACGGAACTGCTGCTCCAGAGCTTGTCGCGCCTCTTGATACTTGCCTTGCGATTCAAGCTGCTGTTGCTCGTGGTTGCGCTTGAACTCCAATAGCTCATTGACATCAACCCCATCAGGCAATGCTGGCGCCTTTTTGGCAGCACGCAATTCTGCAATCAGCTCTTTATTTTTGCGCTCAAGCGCTTCCACACTGCGTTGCAATGCGTCGTTATTGTCACCCCCGGTAGCCGCAGGCTCCTGGGTTTGTGTTTCATCGGACATGGATAAGCCGCAGGCTTAATTACGCTGTCATCGTACCAGCTATGCCGATAATGGCACGCGAATGGGATACACCAATACGCGGCCCGTGGAATGCACTGATCAAGCAGGCGCTAGATGCGATCGACCGGCATGAGCACCTGTACCGCAGCACCGGCAACGGCTGGCACGCCGCTAAGGCGCATGAGTTGCGGCGTTATGTATGCGAGCTGAAGACGTGGATACACCAGCAGGAGCGGGCTACCATTTTTCCCGATTTGACCACCACGCCGCCGACAATTTGCCCTTGGCGATATTCTCGGCATGACGCGCCTTAAATGATGCCCGTCTGGCCTTCGCTGCTGCTGTTTCTCCTGTTCGTGGTGGTGAGCCAGATACCCCCTGCTGGCCGAACCTGATCAACTTGACGGTCTCGCCATCCTTGGCCAGTACCGCATGCGATTTGGTCGGATGCTTAGGCGTCCGCTTGGGTTTGTTGTAACCCTCAAACTCCTCGCCGCGATAGGTGATCATCGCCGTGGTGCAGGTTTCAACTCTGACCGCTTTTTGATGACCGCGTTGCCGGTTGACTCGGACTTGATCCGCACGATGGGGTCGTCCATGCTGCCAACGCGGGTGACGCTACCGCCGCCTTGCGTTGGTATGGTCGCCCGTTCACCGCCAATGCTGGTGATCACACCAAAGGTGCGCGTGCCTTGGTAGTTCCAGCTAACACGGTCGCCGCGTTTCACTTTTTCTTGCCTCCTTTCTTAGGCATGGGCTTTTGAGGCTTGGCTGGTCCGGTGTACTTAGGCATCACTTTTTACCTTTGGGTTTACGGGTTTTGCCGGCTTTGGACAGGGCGATGGCAACGGCTTGCTTTTGCGGCTTGCCGGCCTTCATCTCAGCTTTGATGTTGGCTGAGATGGTCTTCTGCGAGCTACCTTTCTTTAACGGCACCGTATCGAGCCCGCAACTGATCCAAGGTTAGCTCTGACCCATCGTCGCGAACCAGTTTGGCGATGGCGTCCTTAGGTCCATACTTAGCCGACAGCTTGTCGAAGTAGGCAACCTTGTTTGCACCGAGCGCCTTAGCTTTGGTTGGCAGGTCTTGCTTGGCAAGCCACTGGCCATAGGACTCATTTGCCGGCACCATGCCGCCTGCTGCAGCGCGTTTACTCGGCGGCGGCGGGGCAAAGCCTAAGGCGTCATAATCGATCACCGGAACGGTCGTGCTGCGACAGTTGAAGTGCTGCGGCGGCGTTGGTCCTTTGCCGTATTCAAACTCACGGCCATCCAGCGCCCGGCAGATCGCGCTGGTGCGGGTGTCAAGCGTAGCGACGTACCGATAACGCGGTGTGATGTCCTGGTTCGCCTCGTACACCTGCTGGCTGGCGGTATTGGCCACTTGATTGATGCTCGTGCGAACGAGGGCGATGACTTGGTTGTCGGCCACTGCTGTTGCCTGCCCGCCTGCGGCGATAAGCTGCTTGACGGTTTTGGCCTCCTCGCCAAACTGCAGGCTGCCGATCAGGCGCTTAGCAATAGCAGGAGTCGGCTCGCCAGTCAGCAGGCCTTGGCGTACCACCTGCGAGAACCGCTCGGCCTGATCAACGGCGATGCCACGAAATGCCTTGCTGACCACCTCGCCATTGGGCAGTGTGATGGTGGCACCCTGGGCAGCGGTAAGGCTGAACGTTGCGGGTGCGCCTTGCACTGCAGCGAACAGGTCATCACTAAGCGCCACCACGTTGATTTGGGTTGGGTCAGTTGTGACCACCGACTGCGCAAACTGCGGGCTGATCTCCACGGTGCGCACTGCATCACGAGCGCCAGCAGGCAATGCACGTTGCAACTGATCGGCCACAAACTCAGACTGCAACTGCGCGATGCCTTGCAGCTCGGTTGCGGTTATTTCGGTTGCGTCACCAGCCCAGGTGCCGAGGCTGTCCTTTAGCTGCGCAAGGATCGCCCGCAGTCTGGCAGCCTTGACCGGAGCGGCTAGCTCATCAATAGTGCGGAGCTGATTGACCGCATCAATGATGATGTCGTTATAGGCATTGATAATGCGCCGGCCAACGCTATTGCTAAACCTGTTTAGGTCAATGGCGTTGCGGTATAGCGATTCTGGTGTACTCATGCGCCTTTAAGACGCTTTTGCGATGGCTTGCGAGTACCCGCGACACGACGTGCTGCACTTGCTGGCTGACCAACAATGTTGTTAAGTTCACGAAAGTACCTTGCATCAGATTGAGCAAGCTGACGCAAGGTGCCCCGCAATGCGTCCGATACCTTGCCGGATCCTTGGCTTTGTTTACTAGATGCCGCAGTTTTTTGATTGGCTCCTTTTTTAATGTTACGACGAATAATGCGCATACCTGCAACATTGCCTCCCAATGATTGCACGCGCATTTGCTCAGCCTTGTATAAATCACGCTGACCGCGACGCAATGCACGCGTCATGCTGCCGCCTTTTGGCTGAGGTTTTGACGGTTTTGGACGGCTAATTACTCCATCAGTACCACCACCGGCAAAGCGACCACGAGAGTCACGGACTTGATTGCGGACAGCCATGGTAATAACTCTTTTTTTACATGATACCCAATTGCTGCGGCGCGTATCCAGACCTGATGCTTACATTCGCGCCACGAGTTAATGCGCCCTGCACTGCTGCAGCGAAGGCGTCGTAACCGTTCTGGCCGTCTTCCATAATGCGCAGCTCGTCTACTTCATCGGCTTTGCCGTCTTTGTACCATGTCAGCCGGATGACAGCTAGCACCTCATCAGGCAGGTCGCAAACGGTGTAATCAAGTTCCTGCTTCCTGGGCTTCTTCGGCTCCATCCAGATCATCAGGTCCACTAGCCAGTCTGTCAGATTGTCCAGCAGACGGTAGATCAAGCCCCGCATTGGATGTGGCCTCCAGCTCCTCGTCCACATCAAAGTTATCGCCCAACACGTCGCCTTCGGCAAGCTCGCGGAGCAATGTCTCCTGCGAGATGGTGCCAGCGGTGTACAGCGACAGCAGCGCGGCGATGTCCTGCGGCTCAAGGCGTGCGCCGAGGAAGTCACGGTTGACGTAGGCGCTGCCGGCGGCAGTGGCATTGCCGAGGTACTGCGCGTGAAACTGCAGGCAGTTGTCGATCATGTCTTGCATGTTTTGCGCAATCACCATCATGGTGCTGTCGCCTTGGCTGCGGTCGATTCGTTTTGATTCGGCGGTTTCGGCGCTCAGCTTTTGGCCTAGCACTGCCGACAGCCCTAGCTCATTGATCTGCAACGCAAGCTGCTCAAGCCGGCGGAACTGCGCCTCGAAGCTGCGGCCTGCTGGTTCGATGTACTCAGCGCGGCCTTCAGCAGGAAATGCAATCGCCTCGCCGGGTCCGGCTGATACCTCCTCAGCGCTTGACGGGAAGCCGAACAGCGCCAGCATGGGCACCGCTGAGACATGGAGGATATTGTCGAGGTCTGACTGGATCTGATAGGTCTTTAGGTTCAGCTCTGCGATGTCTTCCAGCGGCGGGCGCGACTCCATAAAACCATGCCGTTGCGCGTAGGCAATGCTGAACGGGATCTGGCTAAGGCTGGTGCGGCCTTCATCGACAACGGTGAACTCACCGCTGTCCTGCTTGCGGTGGATGCGGTACTCGCCAGGCGTTAGGACACGAACCTGCTCGACGGCTTTCTCGCCAAACTCGCCATCTGGCACTGTGACCACTTCCGATAGCCGCAACTGGGTCAGCACTTGCTTGCCCTCTTGCGTCTCGGTGCGCCAGCCAAGGATCTGCCGGGGCGTGTAGGTCACCCAATAGGGTCGACCCCCATTAGCCGGTGCATCCACCAATGTACCAATGTGGCCATAACGGACCATTTTGCGGGCTGCTTCATAGGTCCAGACATTGAGGTCATTGCCTTGCAGGTCTACGTCGAATAGTTGCTCGCGGATGACGTCAGCGGTGTCATCCAGTCGGACGGGCTTGCGGGTCAGCATGCCGGCCAACATGCGCTCTAGGCGGATGTAATACGGCGGGCAGACGCTACGGGCTAGGCGGTTGTCGTAGGACTCGTCTAGCTCGCGTGGTTCTTGCGGCAGGTAACGGCGATGCTTCTTGCGCATGCCGTAGGTGCCCTGCAGCAGATCCTCGATCAGGATCCAGTGTGGCTCTTGCGCGTACCAGCTTGTATTAGGGTCATTGACCTTCGATACGGTGCGCTGCGCTAGCGGCCGGTCATACGCATTAAAGCCTGTATACACGACCGCTAACTGCTGACAATGGTGTCAGTTTACGGCTTCAGCCCCTGATGGCAGGCCGGGTGGTTGTGATGCGCCTGAACGGCTTGATCACGGCCGACGCTGATGCCGACGCCGTACATCATGAACAGCAGCGTCAGGGCTGCGAAGCGATTGAGCCAGGGGTTGATGGTCATGGTTGGGATGGTAGATGGGCGGCCGGCTGGCCGTGAGCAAAAGATACCAGCGTTTGCCGCCGTGGTCAACCCTAGTAGAGCCGAATGCCCGTGCTGCGTCCAGCGCCAGCGTGTAGCGGGTTGAACTCGCGCCACACCAGGTAGCCGAGCGCGTCGTTCATGTGGTCAAAGCCCGCGTCCTTGTCCGGCTCGCCCTTGTCGGTGTAGCACTGCAGCTCTAAGCATTCGATCACGCGACGGCAGCCCTGCGCCACCTGCAACCTGACCTGCCCTTTGCCGTTTTCCAGCAAAGCCTGAACAGCAGCCACCCGATCACGAACGGGAGGATTTGCTCGCGGCGACTGGTTGGACATGCCATAGCTCTCAAGGATCTGCACATCGGTCTGGCTTGCGTTGGTGCTGCGGTTGCCGCCGCTGGCGTCTGGGTAGGCGTACATCCGCCTATCGGGGTAACGCCTGACCACCTCCTGCGCCAGTGCGTCGGTGTCGTGGGCGCCGCTAATCTCATCAATTACCAGCAGGCTGCTGCCAAGCCTGATAGCAATCACCGCCGACATGTTGCCAACGTTGAAGTCAACGCCAACCCTTAGCGGTTCGCGGTCAGTATCCGGCAGCTCGCTGACCACATGCTTAGCCCGGTCGAAACGGTCATACACCTGCCCAGTTGTCAGGTTGACAAACTCTCCGTCTAGGTACGCCCGCAGCAGGCTTGGGTCGTAGTTGGCTTCCAGCCGCTCGATGAAATCCGGTGGCAGGTGCGGGTTGTCAACCGTGCGCATCTTGATCAGATGCCGGTCAGGCCTTGCTTTGGCCTCGTCGCTGCCGAAGGTGTTCCACATCCACCGGAAGCCCTCTGGCGTCGATGCCGCACCAAACTGCCGGACATTGCCGCTGCGGAGTCGGCCAAGGATCTTTGGGAATGCCTTGTTGGCAATGCTGGGCGTCACGGTGTCGATCTCATCAGCCAGCACCCAGGCAAGGTTCAAACCGATGATGCGGCTCCAGTTCTCAAAGCTGCGGCACAGGATCTTGGTGTCACCGCCCGGCAAGTGCAGCATGTACTCCGGCAGCGGGCTAGCCCTGAAGGTGTACGGGATGTCGTACGCCTCTAGGAATGCCTCGAAGTCCGTCTGCCAGATGTCGCGGATCAGCGGTCCGGTCGGCTCCATGACGCAGCCAATAAAGCCCTGATTGACCGCTGCCAGCATCACGGCCTTAGCGCACAATGCCCTGGTCTTGCCAGCGCCGTAGCCAGCCGAGATGCCAAGGATCTGCGTTGCGGTGTCATCGACAAACGCAAGCTGCCCAGGGTGCAGGTCAGCACGGATGCGGGCAACTAAGTCACCCGTATCCTCTGGCGTCTGCTGCTGCATGAATGCAAGCAGCGGCACTGGTTCGCAGATGCCGCTGACGATGCTCACAACAGCGTTCCCTGCATGTCAGTCGCCTGTACTCGCTGGCGCGCAATCTCCAGATACTCGGCCTCTCGCTCGATGCCGATAAACCGGAAGCCCTCGAGCACTGCAGCTTTGCCAGTGCTGCCGCTGCCCATGAACGGGTCCAGCACCACGCCGCCCGGTGGTGTCACCAGTCGGCACAGATAGCGCATCAGCTCGGTTGGCTTGACGGTCGGGTGCCCGTTGCCGTCGCCACGGTCAGACTTGCTGGCCTTGGCGCAGTAGAAGAAACGGGCGGCATCGCCCAGCAGCTCGCACGGCTCATCGCTGCCGTCATGGATCAGGTTCGCCGGCCAGCGGCCTTCTGGCTTTAGCTCCAGCACAGCCTCGCGGCGTCCGGCCTGCCGGCACTTATCGCTGGGGTTGTCGATGTTGGCCTGCGATGGCTGCATCATGCGGCACGGTTCCGCGTGAGACACCCGACACCCATCCACGTTGATCGCCCCGGTGCCGTGCTCCAGCACGTTCGCCGCCACCGTGCCCATCAGCGGCTTGCGCGCCACCGTGATTGGCTCCAGTGCTGGCTTCAGCGCTGTGCCCCAGCCGGCCCATTGCTGCGCGGCAGGGGTCGCGGGGGCGGTGATGTCCAGCGTGGTGCTGCTGCGGTCGTTGTCTTGGCCGGGTGCGACAGCTAGCACGGTCCCGCGCTGCTGCCCCACCACTTCGCGCTCGGCTGCCTCGATGCTGTCGAACGGCAGCCCAAAGGTGTCGCGGATCAGGTTGAACTGATCAGGAGTTGGCAGATTGAAACCCAGCTCCCAGTTGGCCACGCAGCCAGTTAGCCCGCCAGTCTTGCTCGGGAACAGCGCCGCTACCTGCTTTTGCGTGATTCCGTGCTCAGTCCTCCACTTGCGGAACCACGGGCCGAACCATGCGACCGATGCGCCACCGTGCTTGTCGATCGCCTTGCTCACATCCAGCGATTTCGGAAACCCCGACCCATACACCCACGCGATCATGTCGCGGATCTCAAAGCCGGCATCCTCGATCTGCACCGCCATCCGGTGCTGCGTCCTGGTGCCCGCGAACGCCAGCAGGTGCCCGCCAGGCTTCAGCACCCGCAGCACCTCGCGCCACACCTCCACCGTGGGCACGTCGTAGTCCCACGCCTTGCCCATGAAGCTCAGCCCATACGGCGGATCCGTCACGCACGCATCCACGCTGCAGTCCGGCAGCTCGCGCAGCCGTTCTAAGCAGTCGCCGTGTAGTAACTGAATCACGACATCTCAAACCGCAGCAGCCTGGCTTGCTTCTCTACTGCAGTCATGGCAAGGCCGACTTGATTGTTCTCGCGTGCAATGCGCTCGTAATCTTGCAGCCGCGCTAAAGCAGCTTCAAGCCACTGAGGCCGCTCCAGCTCAGCGTCAAGCGCCATTAATTTACGCGCTTCAGCCAAATAATCACGCACTTGACGTTCACTTATTCCCCACTTTTCGGAACCGTATTGAACAATTTGATTATGATTCCATGCACGCAAAAGTAATCCATAAACCTCATTTACGCGGTTTTGGATCTCGTCTTTAGTGCTTTTACGCGCCATTGTATTACTCCCGGATTTGAATCGGCATGATGAGATACGTCTGCTCTGTCATGCTAGTCGGCCTCAGCACGACTGGCGTTGTTGCACTATTGGCCGACATTGTAACAGTCTCCGCTTGCCGCATGGCTTTAAGGCCATCAAGCAGGTAATGCACGTTGAACGCCCATGCGCCGGCGGCGGTGCCTTCGTAGGTGATCAGCTCCTTGCCATTGTTGGCATCGGCCTCGGCGGTGATGGCCAGTGCGCCTGCGCCGGCGGTGAGCTTAACCACAGAGTTATGCGCCTCTGCAATCAGCGCGACGCGCTCTAGCGAACGGGCAAAGCGGTGCCGGTCCAGGGTCATGGTGTGCTCAAAGCTGGCGGGCACCAACGCTGCCACGTTGGGATACTTGCCATCAAGGATGCGGCTGTAGATGGTGATGCCATCACCGGCATCGATGACGGCCTGACCGGCTGCTGCTGCCACGGTGACGGTGCGGTCCTGCAGCAGCTTCATCGTGCTGGCGGGTAGCACCAGGTCAATGCCGTCTGGTAGCGCTACGGGGATACGCATGAGCCGGTGGCCGTCAGTGGCCTCCATGTAGCCGGCTGCCATGTGAATGCCGGAGAGCATGGCCTTGCTGATGTCTGTACTGCAACACGGCAGGCAGGCGCGTACACCGTCGGATAGCGATAGCTCAGCACCAGGTGCCTCTACAACCGGCATGGCGGGGTAATCCTCCGCATCCATCGCTGCAAGGCCGTAGGAGGCCCCACAGGCGCTCAGGAGCCCATCTGACAGGGTGAGGACCTCGCCATCCTCAAAGCGGCTTACAAGCCCCGCTAGCAGCCTGTGTGGCAACGCGACGGTGCCAGATGCCTCTACAGCTGCGGGGACCGTAACGCTGATGCCAAGGTCCAGGTTGAAGCCGGTGATGGTCATGGTTGCGCCATCGGCAGCAAGCAGGCAGCAGCTCAAGATCGGGTGGCTGTTGCTGGTGCTGATGGCTGGGGCAATGGTGCGTAGCGCATGGGCGAGGTCGCCCTGTGTGGTAATGAGCTTCATTCGTGTAGGTGTGTGAGATACCAAGCAGCCTTGGCTAGGTCAATGTCGCCAGCCTTAAGCCTCTCGCGCCAGCAGTATTTCATAACATTGCCTTTGATGTAACCGCGCCATTCCTCTGGTGTGAGTGCTGCGCGGATTGCATCAATGCATTCAATGCTGCTGCTGGTGTAGTGGCTTGGGTGGTCAACGGGATCCGACACTGGCCGCTTGGGTGAGGTAGAGGATGATGCGGTCGTAATCAGCAGCAAAGCTGGCGACCAATTCAGCGGGTATGGGCACGCCGTCATCGGTGGCATTATCCACGACTGCGGCGGCATAAGCAAGTGCATGGTCCATGGTGTCGCTGAGGCGATTCAGGACTGGTTGCTGCTTGGGTGAGATGTTGACGAGATCCATGTAACAACAAAAGCGGTGAGCTGTTCGACCATCCGTCGCGGAATGTCACCACGCAGGTAAGCGGTCGCATCGGACACTAGCCGGTGATAACCAGCAACGGTAAGGCCACTGTCGCAATTCGACACCAACGCCCTGCTGCGGATCAACTCCGCACGTGACACCCCAGCCGCTGCGGCCTGCTGGTCTAGTGCCAACAGGTCAGGCTCTTCAAAACGGACTTTGACTTCACGCATCAGGCGGGCTCCAAAGGCGGCAGATTAGGGCATGTCCCACCCAAAACGCAGGTAGGGCAGAAGTGGGACAAGGCAGTTCCCATGCAGCGCAGGCGTTCTCGGCATCCGTCCTACCTTCCTCTCCTACTCTTAAAGAGTAATAAAAAGAAGAGAAGGAAAGGGGCGCGTAGGGGATTCTGCGAAGTAGGTAGGACACTGGCAGGTAGGGATGATTGCCCCAAACCTCTTGCGCCGGAAAGGATCTCAGCGATTTTGAGGTAGGACACCATCCCCACCTAGGTAGGACATCACCGCCGGTAGACGTAAGCCCTGCTTCCGCCGATACTGCCTCGGTAACGCCTGTAACCCAGCCGCTTGAGCACGTCCGCCACTTGCATCTGATCACCCCTGCTTTGGCGTTCAACGGGCTTTTTAATGGCATCGGTGAGCAACTTCTCAGTGGTAATGTCCGTAAGTGGATTCTTCTTTAACCAAGCTTCAATTTCAGCCTGCCAGGGATTGTCCACGACATAAGATTCGTTTTCGCTTGCAAGGAGGCGTTCCATGTCAGCAGGCAGGCGGCTGGTCTCACCATTGCGGTATGCAGCAACAGCGGCGGACCATATTGCATCACGCTCCAGTAATAGCGCGGCGGTGTCAATTTGGTCAGCCTGCGTCTTGGTTGTGGGTATGACCCAGAACCGCCGGTTGCCAGTTTCATCCACCAAAAAGCCGGTCGTTCGATTAGTAGTGCCAACAATAATTCCGCGCCTAGGGAATGCTTCAGTTGACTTGCCGTAAGGCACGCGGAACATATCAACCGCCTGCGATAGGAACGCTTTGACTTGACCGGCGTGCTTGCGATTGGTTACATGGTCAAGCTCTGCCCACTCCATAATCCAAGAGCGGTGTAATACCATCAGGTCATCTTTTGAGCTGATGTCACCTAAGGCATCACTGAAGAAGTCACCGGCAAGGCAGTTCCAGAATGATGACTTGTAAGCGCCTTGGTCGCCCATAATCACGCATGCTGTGTCGTGCTTGCAGCCAGGGTTGTAGGCACGAGCAACAGCACCGATCAGCGTGCGCTTTAGCATTTCGTCGTAGATGGTGCCTGGTGTGTCACTAGGTCGCAGGTAGCCAGTGGAAAGCGCTTCGATGTAAGCAGGCGCAACGGTTGCGGCAACCCGGTCGAGGTACTCGACAACCGGGTCATAAGGCGACTCGTTAGCCACCTGCACAATGCAGTCCAGGGCAACCTCCTTGGAGACCTTGTAACCCATCTCTGCCAGGGTGAGGTAAAACCGCTCGGCGCCTTCAATGGGAGCGCCGTCTACTTCAATGCGCTGGGTGAAGGTGTTGTAGCGGTAGGCGCTGTCGCCGTGCCGCAGCAGGTTCAGCAGCTCTGCAGCATTCATGGGCTGCAGTTGCGGGTTCACCGCTGACGGCGGCTGCTTGCTTGCAGGCCGCTCACGGCGGACAGGCTCAAGTTGCTGCCGGCCGCGCCAACCATCTTGCTTGGCTAGTTGACCAAGGGTGCCAAGGGTGATGCCACCGCCGGACTTGAAGCCACGCCACTTGTGTTCGCAGTCACCAGGCTTGAACTTGGATGACTGCGCTGACCAGTTGATCCAGTCAGCCAGCAGGGCATCGTCGACGCTGTGTAGCGCCATGCCCACCTCAAGCCACTGGTCATAGTCATCAGCGCGGCTGGGTTGCAGCGCTTCGAGATATGACCGCGCCCGCGCTGTGTCGTCATTGCCGGCAGCAGTCATCAACGGCAACGGCGCCTGCACAGGCTGCCGTAGCATCCGCGCTAACAAATCCGCCGGTGCCTCAGCAATGTCCACATCGCTTGGCGATCGACCTGGCACCCAGCTATAGCCAGAGGTAAGCGGGTGCGCACCGGCAATGACGGACTGGCAGCCATCCCAGCGCAGCTCAACCTGTTCGGGCTTGCCTTCGCTGTCAATGACGCCAGTTTTGTACTTACGAGTGCGGATGTCTGCCCAGTACTGCTGAGGCACTTGGTAAATGATCTGAAACCGCCCGTCGCGGCCACTGGTTACGGTCCAAGACTGCGGCAACGAGCTGACCGGGATGCCCCATTCATCGAACAACCGCGACGCGGACTTGCCGTCATGGTCAACGAACAGCAGGCCACCGCTAAGGGTGCCGCAACAAACGCCAATTGCCTTGGCGCGGCCAGACTTCAGCTCATTGCCAAGCTGAGCGCGAGTGATGTGGCCATCCTGCCAATCCTTGATGTATGGCCGTTTTTCGCCATCAACTGGCACATAAGACCAGTCACGTGGCAGCTTCATGAGCTGCGCCAACAGGTCACTGCTCATGACTCGCGGCGTCCCGTAGCAGGCAGCAGGCCTTGCTTGTCAAGGCGCATGGCCTGCTCGACTACGAGTCGCAGCACGGCACTACGGGACAAGCCAGCGACGCGACGGGCATCAAGCCAAGCAAGCTGTTCAGCCGTGAACTGGACCGAAAGCGGGTGAGCTAGCTCCATGGGTTTTAGCGGTGGGCTTGCGCAGCCTAGCGCTTTTTGCTAAGGTTGCAAGGCCACCAGCAGTGCCAATGACCAAATCAGTCCCATTACCACCTCTTGAGGTGATTACAGAACTTATTCAGTACGATCAGGAAACCGGATTTTTTTCTTGGAAAAAGGCTGCAGGAGGAAAAACTGCAGGAGCCGAAGCTGGTTGTATTGATGCCAATGGATACAAGCGCATCAGGATTAATGGCCGCAAATATCAAGCGCAAAGACTGGCTTGGCTATTGGCGACAGGAGAAGACCCTGGCGACTTTCATGTTGACCACATTAATTCAAATCCAAGTGACAATTCATTTGTTAATCTTCGGTTGGCAAGTAATACAGAAAATGCCTGCAATCGCGGCGCTCCAAAAAATAGCAGCAGCGGCTACAAAGGCGTAAGCTGGAAAAAATCGAAAAACAAATGGAATGCGCAAATACAATCAAATGGCGTAAAAAAGAATCTTGGATATTTTGATACGGCAGAGGATGCTCACGCCGCTTATTGCAAAGCATCTCAACAGTTGCACGGAGTTTTTGCTAGAGGATTATGAACCTCCGCCCCTACCAGCAACAACTCATCACCGATATCCGCCTGCAGTACCAGCTCGGCAAGCGCACAGTGCTAGCAGTGCTGCCAACCGGCGGCGGCAAGACGGTGTGCTTCAGCTATATCGCCCAAGCTGCCGCCAAAAAGGGCAACCGTGTCTGCATACTTGTCCACCGCGCAGAGCTGCTGGACCAGGCCAGCCGAGCACTGACCGGCATGGGTGTCACGCATGGCCGCATCGCAGCAGGCCGCAGCATGGACCTAAGCCATGCGGTGCAGGTTGCTTCAGTCCAGACCCTTGCCCGGAGGCTGCACAAACTGCCGGGGGAGTTCTTTCAGCTCTTGGTGGTGGACGAGGCACACCACACCAATGCAGGCCAGTGGGCAACGGTCATTCGCCATTTCCAAATAGCGCACGTTTTAGGAGTGACAGCGACGCCATGCCGTGGCGACGGTCGTGGGCTTGGCGACCACTACCAGGCCATGGTGCAGGGCCCCAGCGCTGCGTGGCTGACCGACAACGGCTACCTCGCCAGTGCTCGTGTGCTGGCACCACCGGGGTTCGATACTGCTGGCCTGCGCAAGCGCATGGGTGACTTTGACGCCAAGCAAGCAGAGGAGCGCGTCGGGACCATCATGGGCGACTGCGTTAGCCACTACCGCAAGCATCTAACAGGTCAGACCGCTATTGCCTTCTGCTGCTCAGTGGCGCATGCCGAAGCGGTTGCGGCGCTATTCATGAGCCAGGGCATCCCAGCCGCCAGCATTGATGGCACCATGACCGCCGACCAGCGCAGAGACCTGTTAACAGCGCTGGGCACTGGTCGCATCAAGGTGCTCACATCCTGCAGCCTTATCGGTGAGGGTGTAGACGTGCCCAGCGTCGGCGGGTGCATTCTCCTCAGGCCAACTCAGTCGGTCAGCTTGCACCTGCAGATGATCGGTCGCTGCCTGAGGCCAAGCCATGGCAAAACCGCTGTGGTGCTGGACCATGTGGGCAACACGTTGCGGCTAGGCCATCACCTAGAAGACCGCGACTGGACACTGGACGGTGCCCGCAAACGCGACCGCGACCAATCGCCCAGCGTCAAGGTGTGCCCCGTGTGCTTCAGCACCAGCATGAGCACCGCGCAAGTGTGCTCTGACTGCGGGCATGTGTTTGCACCGCAGGAGACCAGGGAGCTAAAGGTGGTCGAGGGTGAACTGCAGGAGCTAACCACACGCGAGCGCAAACGCGAGCAGGGCACAGCCCAGTCCCTCGAAGACCTCCGCAAGCTGGCGCAGCAACGCGGCTACAAACGCGGCTGGGCAGAGCGGGTGTATCAGGCACGTCTAGCTAAAAGGCACGGACTATGACTTGGAATCAAGCTGAGTATTCAAAAAAACGCCGAGATCACTGCAAGCAACTCGGCATGTGCACAAAATGCTACAAAAGGCCAGCATTGGTACAGCGCAAGCAATGCGCTGATTGTCAAATGGATTCAGTCATTCAAGAAGCATTTAAGTTTGATCGCAGGCGCAAAATGCCTGGAAGCACCGCAAAGCGAGGATCATGCTATGTCGATCAATTTTGTATCGCTGTGCGCAAGCAGTGGCGAGATGACATCAAAAATAAATGGACCGGCAAATGCTTTTACACTGGCCTGCAAATTGAAATAGGTGCCACTGCTGGATTGGATCACATGCTTCCAGTTTCAAGAGCGTCGGCATTTGGACCTGCCAAGGTTTTTCATCCAGACAACCTTGTTTGGTGCCATTCATCTGTCAATATGCTCAAGGGCGACATGACTGCGGACGAGTTTTACGTTTGGCTTAGGCATGATCTACCCATGGCCATCGCAAGCATGAGCAGTGAGCGAGCAGCGCATCCAGCAGGAGATCCGGCTAGCCATCAGCCACGGTGATACCAAGGTCTTCCGCAATAACACCGGCACCCTGCGCGACCAGCATGGCCGCCCTGTGCAGTTCGGCCTGTGCAAAGGCAGTGCTGACCTGATCGGCTGGACAACGCGCACGGTCACTCAGGAGATGGTCGGACAGCGCATCGCCGTGTTCACCAGCATCGAGGTCAAGACCCCAACCGGCAGGCTCAGGCTAGAGCAGCAGCAGTGGCTTGATGCGGTGCAGGCAGCAGGCGGTATCGCTGGTGTGGCACGCAGCGTTGAGGATGCCCAACGGTTGACCATGGTTGACCACGGTGGTAGTATTCCTCCAGCCACAAGCCGGATGCATGGCCCGGAGTTAGTCCCGTCAGCGACGAAGGCTGATCACCACCCATAAGCCGGATGCAGGGGCCGGAGATAGTCCCGCCGACGACGCAGGTCGGTCGCCTCGGGGGTCGGGCGTTACCTGACCTCATCCATTCCCCTCACCACGCTTGACCATGGCGGCACATGGTGTAGGATATGGGGGTCCCAAACGGATTCCACCCATGACCCGCACACCTCTCGCCATGCTCCCCTCCAGCGCCACCAACATGGCTGTGCGCTGCCAGTCGGCCTGCATCGCATCGGTCGGGTCAGACATGGAAGCATGGGACCGCTGGAGCGCCAGCCTTGACCGCTGGATGTCGCATCCTCAATTCGACATGGCGGAGTTCAGCCGCCTATGTCGGGTCTACGGGCTCGACTGAGCCCATCATTCCACCCATGAACTTAATTCAATTCGGCTACGACAAAGATTCCGAAATCTGGCAGCGCGGTTACGCCCGGTCGGATTGGAGCCTTAAAGCATTAGAGGACTCTCGTAACAATGGCTGGCAAATCTGCGATCGCTACGGCAATCGCTCTGGATACATGACGAAAGACGATGCACTGGCTGCACTGCAGTCTGCCTGACCCACGCGGCCAACCGGGAGCCGCACCCAATCCCGGCACCATTCCACCCGCTTTAAGCAAATGACAACCACACTGACCCTGATTCTTGCCCTGCTCCTGCTGCCGCTGGTCATCCTGCTCTGGGCAACCGAGTCCACTGAGCAACGCGCCAAGCGACTGCGTGGTTACGGCTGGACGCAGCGCCGCATTGCAGACCACATGCGCATCAGCCGCTACCGCGTCCGCTTAGCACTGGCGTAAAGAAAACGGGGCGGCCACACCAACCGCCCCACCTCAACACACCGCGTTAATTCTATGACCGACTCAGACCGCTACTGGACTTTCATCACTGCAGCGCAGTATGCCGGTAACTTCTTTACCGCCTTGGCTGAAGCCGGCCTCAAGGCTGACCCGATCAACCGCGAGCGCCTGCTGCTTGCATTCCCGGAGATCTACGCAACCTATGGCCCTAGCAGCCGGCTGCACCGCAAACTGCGCGAGGGGGTGGAAGCATGACCATCTCTAATGCCGACTATCACGCTGACCCAGCCATCAGCGCCAGTCACCTCAAAGCGGTAATGCAATCGCCTTACCACTATTGGGCGCGATATCTGGACCCGCATCGCTTGCCGGTTGAACCGACAGCAGCGATGAAGCTAGGCAGCTTGGTGCATTGCGCCGTGCTGGAGCCTGATGAGCTGTCATCCCGCTATGGCGTCTGCGGGCCACGCAACACCAAAGCAGGCAAGGAACAGGCTGAGCAGATGGCTACTGCTGGCATCGAAGCCGTAACGGCCGGCGACATGCTGACCGCTAACTGCATGGCCGATAGCGTCCGACGGCATCCTGCTGCATCAGCGCTGCTCGCTCATGGCAAGGCCGAGCAGTCGTTCTGGTGGGATGACCTGCCAACAGGACTGCGCTGCAAATGCCGCCCAGACTGGTATCAAGGCAGCACCATCGTTGACCTGAAGACATGCCAAGACGCCAGCCCTGCAGCGTTTGCCCGTAGCGTGGCGACCTTCGCCTACCACGTCCAAGCAGCGCATTACCTGACTGGCCTGCACGGCGCTGGCCGGTTTGTGTTTATCGCAGTGGAAAAGACTGCGCCGTATGCGGTCGCCGTCTACGAACTGGACCATGCCGCTATGGCATTAGGGCGGACCATGCGCGATAATGCACTGGACGTGATCGCCACCTGCAAGGCCGCTGACATGTGGCCCGGCTACGGCGACACCTCAGTCCAAACGCTCAGCCTGCCCGGCTGGGCACTTAATGCCAACCAGCAATCACCCATCGAGTTCTGATGTCAACCGCTATCACCCTTTGGACCCCAGAGCAAACGCAGCTTATTAGCAGCACCATTGCACCAGGTTGCAGCAATGATGAGCTACGGCTGTTTGCCTATGCGTGCCAGCGCACTGGCCTTGACCCGTTCAGCAAGCAGATCTACGCCATCAAGCGTGGCGGCAAAATGACCATCCAAGCAGGCATTGATGGCCTGCGTGCCATTGCCGAGCGCACCGGACAACTGGACGGCAGCGAGACGTACTGGTGCGGCGAAGATGGCGACTGGCGCGATGTATGGCTCTCCAGCAAGCCGCCCGCTGCAGCTAAGACCATCGTGCATCGCAAAGGCAGCCAGCATCCTTTTATTGGTGTTGCCCGCTTTGCTGACTACAACGCCGGTCAGGGGCTGTGGTCCAAGATGCCTGCCGCGATGATTGCCAAGTGCTCCGAGGCGCTGGCGCTTCGTAAGGCATTCCCTGCCGACATGTCTGGTGTGTACAGCACCGACGAAATGGACCAAGCCGAGACTGTTACGGTCACGCCAGCTGAGCAGGTCAAGCTGCCTGCTACCACCAAGGTAGACAGCAGCAAGACGTTCACCGCTGGTAAGGCAGCCATCGCTAAGGCCAAAACCCTGCAGGATCTAGAAGACCTGCAACCGCGTATGGCGGCACGGCTAGAAGCCGGTGAGATCAGCCAAGAGCAGCACGATCAACTTTTGCAACTAATGCTTGAAAAAGAGAATGAGTTATCTGACAACTGAGCAACTAGCCGAGCGTTGGGGCCTCAAGCCGTCCAGCATTAAGTCTCAACGATTACGCGGCCAAGGGCCTAGCTATTACACAGTCCCGAGGCTAGGATGTCCACTCGGCCAGTCCCGCGTCAGGTACAACCTGCCTGATGTACTGGCCTTTGAAGAGACCCATTCCATTACACCAATCAACCCATGAGTTTGTATGCTTCCGGCGTCGTGCGCATTATTAGCGAGCCGCAAATTAAGTTTTTTGATTCCGGTACTTGTGTTTGCAACTTTGGTGCAGGCATTCAGGAAGGCAAAGATAAAGACGGCAACTACATCAACAATGCAATTGACGTAGAGGTCTGGGGTAAAGGCGGTCAGATGATTGCCGACAACTGCAAAAAAGGTGACAGCATCATGGTTACCGGCGGCATTCGCCGTCAGGACTGGCAGGATAAGGAGAGCGGCGCTAAACGCTCTAAGCATGTGCTGAATGTCACCCGGTTTGAATACCTGCCGCGTGCTGCTGCTGCTAGCGAGGAGTCTGCATTCTGATGAACCAAACTAGCCTTGAAGCTGCATTCAAGGAGTGGTGGGAGGCGTCCTACGGGCGCCCTCCTGGCACCCATGCAGTGATGACCCATGCCGCCTTTGCGGCCCATGTCCTTGAGTTGATGGAGCTTATCAGTGAACAACCCAATAGCTGACCAGCAACGGCAGGACTACTTGGAGTGGTTGTATCACCACTATGGCCGCACCTGCGAAACCTATACCGGCCTGTACCAGCAGCGCATTGCTGACTTGGTAAAGCGCGACATGGAGGAGGCACTAGAGGGCAATGCCTAGCCCGCGCATACCAACGCAGCGCGGCCGTAACTACACGGTGAACATCCGCATGAGCCGCGAGGAGATTGAAGCTGCCCGCAAACTCGGCGGCGGCAACATCAGTCAAGGCTTCAGGCACGCCATTCGCTATGCGACGGATCGTGACATGAAGCCCGTGACGCTTACAACGCTGCTGCGTTCGGCTGCCGTCCTTGCCCAAGATTTAGAAGATACATGCAAACAATTCAGGTCCGATGCTATGAGCCGAGTTAGACGTGCCAGCAGTTCAAGTCCGATGCCCTAGCTGCTCATGCCAGCAGACGTATGTCGTTATGACCAATCAATTGGCTGACGGTACGATTGTTAGGCGTCGCCGCTGCGATGGGTGTAATCACCGCTGGTACACCAAGCAACCGGCAGAAATTCAAATTTCAAAGTATGACCTGAAATGGTCAGCATCTAAGCACTGCACTGGTAAACACGTTATCGACATCAATGATCCTATCTGACACCGAAATCGAAGACCTGATCGTCACTCAGGGGATGGTGCAGGGCCATGACCCAGAGCTGATCAATCCTGCCAGCTTGGACCTGCGGCTTGGCAACCTGATCATGCTCGAATCGGTCCAAGGGCACCAGATGATTCCGCTTGACATCAGCGGTTACACCGTGGAGCATCCATACGAGTTGGTGCCTGGTCAGTTTGTGCTGGCCCAGACGGTCGAGACCTTTTACATGCCGGAAGATATCGCCGGCCTGTTTTTCCTGAAGTCAAGCCGCGCCAGGGAGGGCTATGAGAACCTCCACGCCGGCTATGCCGATCCCGGCTGGAATGGCAGCACGCTAACGCTAGAGCTGAAAAACGCCCGTCAGCTGCAGCCGCTGCCCATTTACCCAGGGCTCAAGATTGGTCAGATGGTGTTCTTTCGCATGAGCCAGCAGCCAGCGCTGAGCTATGCGCAGGTTGGGCATTACAACAATGACAAGCTAGTGGCTGCCTCCAAGCAGTTCCTGAGCCGCAGCCAAATGCCAAGGCTCGATGCTGCATGAGCGCATCGCCTCGGCAGCTAGCCACTTAATTTGCGAGCGCTGGCTGGCCTCCTGCTCAGCCAGTAGCAAGCTGTACTCAAGTAACGCATTCCAATCTTTTGCTGCATGTAGCTGGCGCAACATGTTAGCGTTGGCAGCGCCGTGGAACTGTGCTTCCATTGTGTGAACTAATGGATTCATCATGGCTGACAGCATCAAAGACTACCTCAACAGTATCGCCAAATATCCACTACTGACACCGCAACAAGAGATACAACTCGGCAGGCGTGTCATTAGATGGCAAGAATTAAGACAATGCGACAGGGAGCTAACCCGTGATGAGCAACGCGAGTTGCGAAGCGGTGAACGCGCTAGGCAACGGTTTATTAAGTCCAACCTGCAGCTTGTAGTCCATGTAGCCCGCAAGTACGACAAGCGCAGCAACAAGACGCTTGAGTTGATGGACTTGATCCAAGAGGGCAATATCGGCCTTGCGCGTGCGGTTGAGCTATTCGACCCGTCACGCGGTTACAAGTTTTCAACTTATGCCTATTGGTGGATCAGGCAAGGCATTACGCGGGCATTGATCCAGCATGACTCCATAATTCGCCTGCCAACCAGTTTGCATGAGATGCTATACAAGATAAACCGCACCATGCAGGATCTAAGCCATAAGATCGGCAGACAGCCAACCATGAGCGAAATATCTAACGCGCTAGATATGGACGTAGAAGAACTGTCATACTTGTTAAAGCAAACCTATAAAGTGACAAGCCTAGACCAGCGGGTTGCTGACACCGAGACCACATGCATCGGTGACAACATTGCTGACCCTAACTATGACAATGACCTGATAGAAACCCGGCAAGAGATACGCGAATTGATGGATTGTTTTAACAAATACTTAGACCCGTTGACCAAACAAGTAATCCATGCCAGAAACCTTGCGCGGCCTGTTACCTGGGCGCAACTTGAACAGCAAACAGGCGTCAGCCGCACCAAGCTGCAAAACTTAGAGCGTCGTGGCATTAGCCGCCTTCGTATGCTGATGAGCAACCCATTAAGCAATACCCCGCTTGGCCATGTCGAAACCAACAATCAGCCGCTATCAGGATGTATGGAGGGTTTGCTTCAACGGTATGTGCCGAGAGCACAGGCAGCAGTGGCAAGCACTAATTTTTTACCATCAGATGCTCAATCAACCAACCAATCCTGAATCTTTAGAACGCGATCAACAGACCACGAATCTTGACGGCTAAACCATTCGCGCCATTCCTCGCTGCCTTTCTTACGGTTGCAATTCTTGCACGCCGGTACAAGATTGCAAGCAACAGTAGCGCCACCTTTATGGCGTGGCTTCACATGGTCTAGCGTGTCAGCCGGGGCGCCGCAATACGCGCATGTATGGCCCCATGCTTCAAAGATTTGCTGTCTAAATTGATGCTTTGCGCTGCGTTTTGATACGAGGTTGGAGCCATCAATCAAATGATCCACGCAGTTCCGGGATGGGTAACACCTGAACCGTGAGGCCCAGGACGTGATCGTTGGACGGCGCTAACTCAGTGAGCCGCGCTACGAAATTGTCCGATACCTCTTCCGGGTCGTCGTCTTCAGATTCCACCACAATGGTGTACTCAATCTCAAGGACGTACTGTCTCATACGGTTGGCCTGCAGGAGATGTCAACGCCGCCGCGCTCCCGTGGCCGCAGCGTTAGCCATATCCCGCCAAGTGACTTAGGCATTACGATGCGCTCAATCGCCCAGCCGCCTGTAGCGCCAAACTCCTGCTTATAGGTGCCGGTCTGCAAGTGCCAGCGCTGCTCAATCCATGCCTTGCCGTTTTCTGCGATGCGGTAGCACGGGTGTGCCACAATGCTGCGCTCGTGGTTGTGGCCGTTAAGCATGATGTCTGCATCAGGTGCGATCTGCGCGTACCGGCCGCCCCCCATGGTGCCTTTGGTGACGATGCCGCCCCATGCGCCGTGGTGGAAGAACAATGTGCAGCGGCGTGTACGGCCGGCTGACTGCCGGAACGCAAACCGCACAAAGCCTTGGTAGCCCATGTGTTCGGTGACCGCGCCATCGTTGCGCATCAGCCGCACCACGTTCTCTAGCGGGTCGATCTCTTGATTGTTGAGCACGGCAGTCTCGTGGTTGCCGTCGCCCATCATCAGGATCATGTCACCGTATGGCCGGAGCAGGTCGGCTGACTCGCGGAACACCAGATCAAAGTAGTTGCCGCCAAGGTGCTCTGGTCTGATGTCGCCTTTGCTGCCGCGCCGATCCTTTTTGCCTTGCATCAGGCAAAGCACGTCGCCAAACATCAAAGCATGGCCGCCAATCGCTTTGCACTCATCCAGGTGCTGCAGCAGCAGCTTGCGGTTGCACTTTGGGTTGTCTAGGTGGATGTCCGACAGCAGCAGAAAGGTTGCTTCTTCCTTGGTGCTGTTGTACGGTATCCGTATCTCCAAAAGCTCTGGCGATACTCGCGTAGACGTGATCGCCATGCCGTTGGTAGCGGCTTACACAGGCAGTCTAATAAGGCCAAGTGAGACGCGGCCTGCCTTGGCGGATGCCGGTATGGATAAAGCCCTTGGGTGCGCCTAGTCCAGTGCTGTATGGCCAATGCTTGACGCACCAGTCCTGCAGCTTATAGATGTCCACGCCGTTGATATACCAGTCAACTGCACCCACGCCGGGCGCATTAAATAGGTGCTCGCTGCCGCTGGCACCACCTACCTGCCGATTGATGGCTGCTGGTCTGTAACCCGACGTGATGATGAGCGGCTTGTTGCCAAATGCACCACGAGCGCGTTCTAGGAATGCTGCCAGCTCAGCTGCGGTATCTACTTGGTACTGGTGATCAAAGCGCCGTGCCTCTTGGTCTAGCGCAAACTCACCGATTCGGATGTGCGGCGTGATCCGTGCGCTGAACGGACTGCTAGGCGTCAGTTTGGCTGCTCCCTGCTGCTGATCGCCAACCCACAGCCTGCCTTCTGCCTGCCGGCGACGTAGCAAACCAGCCTCGACGTTGGTGCCGGGGTTGCGGTACAGCAGCAGCGCATCAGGGACGCCTGCCCAGTCCTTGCCCTTCAGCCGTTTGCTGATCGTCTCAAATCCTTCGGATCCGTAGAACCCGCTGCCCAGGTTGTAGGCAAAGCTAATCAGCGCACATTGCTGGTTGCCGCTCATGGCATTCCAAAACGGCACCGTGGCACGCAGCTTGGCGGCAATGCGGTCTATCTCAAGTTCAAGCAGGCTGCTGGCTTCAATAACTGTAATCTTGTCGCCGCGTTGCACCTTGCGGCCATCGCTGTACCTGGTGGTGCCATAGCCGATGGTCCACGGGTCGCCGCCGCTAAGCGGATCAGGGTAAGCGCTTAGGTGGCAGCCCTCAAACTCTTTTATCAGCTTTATCGCTGGCCCATAATTATGCAGCTTGCCGCCTTGCTGCCAGGTTTTGTACCAGGCTTGGTCCCTATTCAAGATTGCAGGCGCAACCTTTAATAGCTCCGCTTCCAATTCAGAGATGGCCGCCATTTGGTGTGGCGTGCCGTGCTTGTAGTACCGGAACAGGTCGCTCAGTTTGACCATGGTGACTTGATCTCCATTGCACCGCCAAGCAGGCGGCTATCTCCGGTTTGCAGTGTGTCGTCTACTGGGTGATGCGTAATCACCGGCTCAGGGCCTACGGGCTGCGCTGCGTGCCAGTCCGCTTCGGCTTGGTCTAGTTTGGCCGGCAACTGGGCCTCGAATCGCTGTTTGCGAATAGCGAACGAGGTCAGCGCTTTTTTGCTTTCAGCAGGTTCAGTACCTGAAACACCAGCTGCACAATGCTGTTGCTCTTCAGCGGGCTAATGGCGATCAGCTCGCTAGCAGCAGCAACGATAATCCAGAAGGCGGGATGAGAAAGGAAGTCCACGGGGTTAGCGTGTAGGCCGTGCCTCAAGCATAGTCACGCGCTGCTCAACGCCATTAAGACGTGAAAAAGTTTCCTTACGGTCTTCCTTGATGTCCGTATGCAGCACCTCTAGCTGTGTGGCAATATGCTCTACGGCAGCGGTCAGTCTGATTACAGCTTCGCGTGCTTCATCGTTGCGACGGCTAAAGCCCATCGCGCCCATCGCGGCAACGGAGATCGACGCTCCAGCAATAGCAGCGATGACCTCGATCATGTAATCAGTTTAACGACCCTGCCCGCGCAGCTTTTTGCGGCCACGGCGTCGCGGCCTGGACCGCTGCCCTTGCCCTTGGCTGGTTGTCTTGGGGACAGGATTCTTGCGGACGGTGCCGCTTAGACCAGCCTTTGCTTTTACTGCCACGGGACGCCAGCTTCAACGGTCGGAAACTGCTGGTCTACGATCCGTGCAGCGAGCGCTTCCTCGATCTCGGTGACCTTATCGGGGCCGAACTTGTCCTTGACCCACTGAACGCAAAGCTCTTCGGTGAGCTGGCTGAACGGGATCATGCTGCCCTCAGGACGCTCCAGACCCATGGAGCCATAGGCACCGGAGTTGTAGGGATTGCCTTCGGGGTCAACCTCATCAGAGATGCCCACCACCGTCCAGTGAGCGGTAAAGACGTAACCGTCCGAAACCTCGCGTTCTAGGTTGGCGATGGCCCAGTTGTAGGTGATGCTCATGATTGGTGGTCAGTAGCAGCAGTGTAAGTCAAAGCTCAGGAACTTCGTATTCCTGAGTCGTGTTGCAGTAGTGCTTAAAGATCACCTCAGCCGTATTGCCCGCCCAGTTTGCAACCTGCGGCACTGGGATGCCAGCTTCGATCCAACGGCTGATTGCCGTATGCCGACAGTCGTATGGACGGTAAGCATGGGAGATCAGGCCAGCAGCATGAAGCGGCTGCAGCTTTTTCCTGAAGTAGCTCTGAAATGCAAGCCGGTCCCAAGGGAAAATAAACTCGCCGTCCTTTGGTAACTGGTCAAGAATCGTTTGGCATTTGCGGTTGAGCGGCACCCATCGCTTTTTGTTGGTCTTGGTGCTGTCTTTGTAACCGTGCGTCAGGGTCCAATTGCTGTGAACAAGAATCTTGCCATCTTTGATGTCTGACCACTTAAGGGCTCGCACCTCACCAGTGCGCATGGCGGTCTGCAGCATGAACTCGGTGTAAGCCGACCAGTCAGCGCTGCAATAGGTGTACTTCGCGGCCAGGGCAGCTAGCACCAAGCCAACCTCATTGCGCGGGATGACGATGATGTCGATGTCCCGCTGCGGCGCCTTTGGCATCTTGAAACTTGCCAGCGGGTTGCGTGCCAGATACGCGACGTCTTCCTGCGCTGCCCACTTGTACATGCTTTTGGTGTACATCGCCACGCGGCGAGACGTGAGCACTGGGGTTTGCCCCAACACCCAGATCACCACCTGCCGTGCCTGCTCAATATCCTGCACTGGGCAGCGCCTGAGCCACTTGGTGACTTGACGGTAATCAGACGTCAGGCTGGTTGGGCACAGCGAAATAGAACGCTCCGCAAGGAAGGCGTCCCATAGCTCGCTGACTGTCAGTGTCACTGTGTCATTTGTGAAGGTGACTACTCGGCGTCGGGCAGTTGCTCTATGGCGAGACGGAGATCTTCAATGGCGAATTGAGTTTCTTGGTTCGTGTCTGCTACATAGCTGACGTGATCGAGCTTCTTCAGTAAATGTTCTTTTAGGTTCGGTGGTTTTGTTTGTGTCAGAGCGGCCATAAAATTAGAAGATACTTCGTCGTAAAAGTTGGTCATTTGGGTTAAGCGTAGAAGTGGGAATGACTACTGCTGCTACTTGTCAAATTCTGCGGGAGGCGATCAACCCTCCCGGCCTAGCAAGCTAGGACTTAGAGCCGATGCAGCAACCAGACACTTCCAGTCCATGCAACGGCGACGGCTTCATTGTAGCTAACTCAGACACAGAGGAGAGTAGGACTACTGGGCCTAGCAAGCCATCAGCACGCAGGGCACGCAGTAGCTGCCATCGTCATAGGTGCAGGTGACGTGAGTTGAAGTCACCTTGGCGATGGTTTTGCTGCGGATGATGTCGTCGACCTGGGGCTTGGCGGTGCCATCACCAGCGGACATCAGAAGATCTCCGCGCTGCACCGTGACGCCCTCTGCAATGCGGATGATGAAGTCACCCGTCATCGCGCAGTAGAAGTCGTCGGTGTAGGTATCGTCATCGTCGTCCCATGCTTGGAACACGCCGGACACGTTGGGATCGCCTTCAACGTCGCTCACCTTCATACGGTTGAGCTGTTCGTTCTCTTCATCGCCCCATTCGCACATCTCGTCGATGTTGCTCAGTACGGTGCCACGCAAGATCTCTTCGCGTTCAGCGCCACCAGGGAGCTGAGCCCAACGGGAAAGGTGAGCACCGTTGTAGCTGACGGTAGTACCGGAAACGGAAATACTGCCTTCGCCTATATTATCTTGAGCAAACTGCACCAGGTCGCCGTCATTTGTTTTTCTGTTGACGTACATTGGTGCGCCACTTTCTCTTGAAAGCTCTGCATAGCCTATTGGGGACAATGCAATGCCAGTAACCGTGCCATCTAGCGAAAGATTGGTACGTCCGATGCCGATTACACCGCCGTTTGAAATCCTCATCCGCTCCGTCGGGCTGCTCGCTCCGTCGGCGGTAGTGGAGAACACTAGTCTTGACGGAAGGTCATTTGATCCGGGGGTTCCGTCTACTTCAGCAAGTACATATGCCCCAGGTGTGTCTAGGTCTGTACCATCATGACCACAAAAAGCAATTGATCCGAGAGTATCTCCATTTTGAACAACTGAGGTCGAGCGTACTTTGCCAAAACGCAGCGATGGTCCGGTAGTGTCGTTTGCGGTGTTGGTTAAGTTGAGGGAAGACGGCAGCATGCCAGCTCCTTCAGCCTGAATTGAAGCTTGGATTGTGCCAACACTACGACTAGTAGACGTGCCAACTAACAGGCGTCCTGAGCTGTCGATGCGGGCGCGTTCTGTGCTGTTTGTGCCAAACGTTAAAGGGCTTGTTGTTGTCGTATAAAGATCGGTTTGCCAAGAACCACTATAAATAGTTCTTAGAAAAGCTTTTTCTGGGCTTCCGTCGCCAGTTTGATTAAATGTAAGCTTCCACCCACCACCGCTTGCTCCACTGTGAGTGCCCCCAAGTCTTAAAAGTTCATAAACAGTGCCATCGGAAACATTTGCTGAACTATGAAGTTGTGCTCCAGGTGCAGTAGTGCCAATCCCTACCGCTTCTGCTGACGCATCAACAAAGAAAAGCGAAGAGTTTGTATCGCCTTCAATGCGGAAATCATAATTAGCGCCGCCATCGTTGAACACCACCTCGCTGGTGCCCCATTCGACGCGCTCGACGCCGTTGGTGGTTATCGCTACTTGGTCGGCGCCGGGTGAATAGATGCCGGTGTTTAGGTCGCCGGTGAAGGTAACTGTTGGAGCGCTGTCCGTACCAAGCGGCACATCTACCGGCAGCGCAGAGGTAATGCCAGTAGTGGTGGTGGTCAGACGCACCGTGCCGCCGGTGGTAATGCCAAGCTGATCAGCGTTTGGGCTATAGATGCCCGTATTCAGGTCCGACGCGAACGCCAAGCCGGGGGCCGAGACCGTACCTGCCTCAATGGTCAGCGTGCCATCCAGTTCTCTCAGTGTGATCCAAGCGTTGTTGGCAGCATTACGGAGCTTCAACAGCCCGGTGCTGGTATCAGCCCACCACTGGTAGGCATACATGGTTGCTGGCTCTGTCGCGCCGCTGTTGTTGCTGACGATGGCGGCCAGCGCGTTGTTCAGGTCAGAGCGGACAGCAGCACCAGTGCCGTTAGCGATGACGTAATCGTGTTGAGCCACAACTTACAAGACAGGCAGTGTCTACACTTTAAACGCCCTTGCCAAATCCGACTGCACTCCACAGGAAGTTCCTGTCAACTGCGGTGCCACTACTGTTCCTGAAGGTGACATCAAAGCCTGTGCTGGTCACGTTGGTGACGTTGAAGTAGTCACCTGTTGCAAGGTTCTGGGCCACAATGCCGACGCTGGGCAGGTAAGCATTGATGCCGCCGAGGCTGGCAGTGCCGGTAAAGAACGCTTTGTCAAACGTGATGGACTTGGTGCCTGCCGTACTGGCGACCGCTCCAACCGATTGCTCTGTCCTGCGCTGGAACGTTGCCTCATAGCCCAGTTCATCAATCAAGATGTTCTCTGCTGGGTCATTGCTAGTCAGCTCTGCCTTGAACTGGAAGCCACGGCCAAGGAAAGTGCCATTGACGAACTCCTGCCAGCTTGTCCAGGTTGGCGTGCCGCTTGGGTTGTCGCTGGTACGCCGCAGGTACAGCTTGCTATTGACCGAATCGACCACACCGCCGTCCCAATCAGACCAGTCATCAACCAAGCCATTACGACTGTCGATCAGGTCGCTAGGGAAAAATCCGCGAGTGACAAAGAACCTAGTCAGGTCAACCGAATACGAAGCGCCGAGGTCCAAGGTTGCATTGAACTCATAAGTGCCTGTCCCAACCGTGTCACCGATGAAGTCCATCACCGGCAGCAGGTCAAAATCCACCACGTCATCAATCTCCTCATCCCCGTCAAGGGTGAGGGCGTCATAGTCCTCGTTGTAGAACACGTCCGTCTTGTTGCCCTGGAATGGCGGCACATCCGCATCCTCACGCCTTGACTGCACCAGCAGCCGTCCAAGCGCATCAGGAAAGTCAACGATGACACTGGTTTCTGCTGCAGACTGTCGGCCGCCGTCATCCTCAAACTTGACCAGGATCTCACCCTCGACCAGCGGCACAATTGCTTCCGTGTTGTGGCCTGCGATCGCAGGGATCAGGTCAACGCTGTTGCTCCATGTGCCAGTGCCATTCGTAAGGTTGGTGTGCCTGATGTGAACACGGCCAGCCACCTTCACGTCTAGATCAACCGTTGCATCCCACCGCAGGCGGGCGCTGTTAGCGCTAATGGCCTCAATCGTCAAGTTTTGCACGTTGCCGGGAGATGCCGTCTTGCCGATCAGCGCAAACTGTGCCGTTGCGGTGGAGCTGATCCGTCCGGTAAGGCCAATGCTGACGATTTGGACGTACAGCGTCCCAGCACGCAACCCAGTCAGCCGGATCGACGGTGATGTCGTCTCCAGTTGCCGCCAATTGTCATTGTCAATTTTGTACTGCAACCGATAGTTGACCGCCTTGATGGCGCGGTTGGCAACAATCCTGACGGTTGGCTCAATCCAGCTCAGCTCAAAAGCAGTAAGCACGTTGGAGCCGTCAACGTACAGGTGCTCAGTGCCATCAATGCTGCTCGGCGGATCAGGTGCAGGTTCAACGATTGGTTCCTGCGGGATGGTGTTCGGATCGGTCAGGCCGCCATCGCCTACGTCACGGAACGACAGCTTTAGGTCCGATTCAATCGCGGCATAGATGCTGGCGTTATATGACAGCGCCGTGATGCCGTAGATGCCATCTTCACCCTCGGCAACCGTGATGACACGGAACTGCTGCGTCTGCGTGCCGGTGCTTTGGATAATCCAAATGCTCTGCGGATTAGGAGATTCGCTAAATGCACTGCTGACCGTGACCACGCTGCCCGCTAAACCGCTGATGCTGCGCGTTTCGACCAAGCCCGTAGGCAGCAGCACGCTGATGGTTGGGCTTCCTCCCAAGGTGGGAGCAGAATCAAGAGTTACGGTCGTCGTCGTTGCTGCGCTGATCCTGCCGCCCTGCCTGCTACCAGCCTTCATCGGGTCGGCAATGTCAATCACCATTCCAGGCCGCAGGACGATGCCACTATCAAGCGACACCGAAAATGTGACGGTCTCAGTCAGGTTCTGCTCTGAGAGCAACGCCCACTTGCCCAAGCGGTGCGCCTGACCCTGCGAGTAGCAGCCAATGGCCTTGATGTCCTTATTGATGATGCCGTATTTAGCAACCGCATCTGCCAGCTCGACATATTCATAAGTGACCTCACCAAGCTGCTGGTAGGTCTGGTATGCAACCGTTGCGGTGGTGTGCCGTGCCTTCTGTGCGCTGCCGCTGTAGCTGAACAGCCCATCAACGACATTGGCAGGTGTCAACAGGTACTGCGGATCTGCAGGCTTGTCCTGCAACACCACCATCGACCCGGCGCCGTAGTAGGCAATGCCACGAAACAGGGCGACGAACTCTTGGATGACGTTGTAGACCTCATCACGGCTGTTGATCAGCATGTTGCAACTGAACCGTGGCTCCTGACCGCCGCGTCCGTTGCTGACAAGCGTGTTGCAGTATTGGCTGATGGCGAAAAAGTCGTAACGGTCAAGGCTGCTGGTTGGAATGCCTGCGCCGTAGCGCGTACTGGTCATCAAGTCCCACAAGCACCAAGCTGGGTCTGCGCACCATGTAGCAGCGCCAAACGTGCCGTCCCAGACGCCTGAGTAGGTAACGCGCCCTGGGTAGGTCGTCGTATCAACGGTGGCGTTGCTGGGTAGCTGCACCTTGATGCCACGCACCAGATACTTACGGGCTGGCACCGTGTCAAACTGCCGCGAGTCAAACCGCAAGAAAGTCAGTGCGCTGTTGGGATAACGCAGCTTTTCGTCAATGATCTCGGTGTAGCTGCTGAAGTAAGTGCGGTTTTGCCTGCGGGCGCTGGTCTCATCAGCACTGTTGCGGACAACGCGGATATCAACAGGGAACGCACCCGATAGGCTGACTATATAGTCACGCTGATAGCTATTGGTGGTCTTGCCGCTGATGGTGTCATCAAATAGCTTGGTAAAGCCGCCACCGTTGTATTGGATGTAAACGCCAATGCTGACGCTATGGCCGATGATGTCGCCGTCGTCTTCAATGATCTGCAGTGCTGGTAGCTGCACCGTGACGCGCACACGGTCAACATCAGTATCCGTGACGGTACGGGTTACAGATGCAGCATTTGTGACCTCAACGTTGACGGTCTTTTCAGACTGCGTGCCTTCGGTGTTAGGGATGTATGCCTGATTCTGCGTTCCGTTGCGGGTGACAACGGTGTAGCCAGTGAAGTTATCAATGCCGCTGCTGCTTTGAATCGGTGTGCCGTCCAGGTAGATGCCCTTAACGCCGTTCTCAATGCCTTGGATTTCGCCTTCGCTGATCAGGTCAAGAACACTGCCGTATTGGACCGATTGCAGCGAGTCATCGGCCTCCGTTGGTACATGCGTCGTGCCACCACCACCTTTGCCACCGCCACCGCCACCACCCCCTGCACCAGCGATCGTGGCACCAAGGCCAGCGTTGTGGACGCGAATGTTGCCCGCAATGAAGGTGTGCTGGCCTTCAACGGTCAGGTTGTAAACCGTGCCAGGCTCTAGCGATTGCTTGGCGATGATGGGCCGCAGGTGCCCTAAGCCGTCAATCAGGCAGTCATCAGGCCCCAGCGTGTCAATGCAAACAAACGCATTGAACTGGTTGAGTACCCAGTGATTAGGCGTTGCATCAAGGTGTTTGCCACCCCAGTAGCTGTAACGGGTAATCGGTTCGCTGTCGTGGACATGCAGCTTGAGGATCTTGGCAGGCAGGATCTGCCCTTGATCGTCAAAGCTCAGAACGATGTCACCGGGCTTCAGCTCATCAATGCGGCACTGCCCGCCAGGGATATCGACAAGCGTGTATCCAGGGAAGCAGCCGCCGCCACCACCGCCACCGCCACCACCAGCACCTTGGATCTGTGTCATCTCAGTTGATCAACGTCAAGGCCAGCGCTTAGGACTGCTGAGCCAGCAAAGACCCGACCATAAGCAATCGGAACCGGCAATCCCTGCTGGCTGGTGTTGTTGATGCCGCTGAAGCTGAAGCTCTCAAGCCTGGCTGCTTCCTTGCCGCGCACTAACGGCGAGATGTTGGGTTGCGGCGAAATCATCTGCGCAACACCGCCAAGTAACAGCGCAGCACCAAGTCCGCCAATTGCCGTGGCTGCAGCACCACCAATAATTCCAGCTCCAGCCCCAGCCAATCCTGCACCCAAGCCTAGAAAACCTCCAGCCGCAGGGCCAAGGACAATGGCAGCCAAGACAAGACCGATGCCTGCAAAAACCTGCCCGACACCTTGACCAGCACCTGCGATCACCGGGGCAATGCTGAACACCTCACGCTCTGACCAAGGCAGGCAGACCAGCTCTGCATTTTCTGGCCCGATGCGCTCCTTGCCGACCGTGACGCGATAACCCCAATCGCTTTTAATCAGCCACTGCTCAAGATCAGGAAAGTTCACACACAACGCCTTGATTGCTTGCGCTGGTGTGTCTACTTCAAACTCGAAACGGCAGCGGCCACCTAGGAACTTGCGGAGGGCGCCGTAGACCTTAACGACTTTCATGCCGCAGGACCATGGCAGTGCTCTTTACATAGTAGCCGCCGTACACGTCTCGACTAGATAGCCGCCCCTGCACATGATGCAAAATCTGCTGGTCACCAAGGTAAATGGCGCCGTGGTTAGGCAGGTCAGCGCCAAGCTGCATCAAGATCGCGTCGCCGTACTGCAACTCATCAAACGGCACGCGCCGGAAGCCTTGGGACTTGTACCCATTGACGTACAGGTTTTCACCACGCTCCCAGAAGCCATCACGCCTCGGGAAGTCGGCCAGCTCCAAACCCCATTCACGCTGATACCAGTCACGGCACAGGCTGTAGCAATCCACCACGCCAAAGACAAACTCACGCCCGACATATGGCAGCTCAAAGTCAGACGGCTCGCACTGGCCCCATTCCTCAGTCTTGGGGTTGACGATCACCCATGGCAGGCGGCTGCTATTGCAACCGATACGGTCCGCATCTGACGGCTCAGGCTTGGTGACAGGGTGGCTGTGAACGATCGCCACGACCTCGCCCAAATCTTCAGCCGCTGCATAGTCGGCAGGGTCCAACACGAAGTGCTCATCAGGCGTTGCGGCGATATTGCTGCAGGCGTAAAACCGCTTCCGGCCCTTGACCACATGGACAACCCCGCACATTTCCTTGGGGTCGCATGCCTGCGCGTAGGCGAGGATCTCGGTTTGCAGGGTTGTGCCTAGCTTCATTGCGTTAGACCAGCGCCAGGGAACGAGCCGAACGGCAGCTCTGCAGTGGAGCCAAACCGCAATCGGCAGCTACCAAGCCGCTTACCGCATACATCCTGCGCCAAGGTGCCGACCACCTGATCGTTGACATTCCAGTAGTTGCTGCCGGTGTAGCCGCATTCTGCCGATCTGTACTGCCACTGGCACACGTTGGCAATGATCTGACGCCTTGGCAGCATCACGCCTGCAAGGTCAAACTTACTGGCCAGCTCAAATTGCACCAGATCGCGGTTCTCGGATGACTTCCGATCGACGTACCAGATCTCTGTCGGAAACCGTGCATTGGGGTCTGCATTGGTCTCGCCGTCTAGAAACTTCTTCAGAGTGCGGATCCTGCGCACAGTGGCGCCACCAAGGTCATTGCCGGGCGTCGTCGCATTGACCAGCAGCAGAATTGCTGTGATATCACCAGTCAGGTTGCTGATCGTCAGCGTTGGCCGTGGCAGGCTGCCAGTGTTGCTGTAGTCAAAACCCTCCGCCTTGACCGGAAGCCTGACGTAGGTATTGCTGTTGAAAACGATGTCGCCAGTCACGTTGGCATTGACGCCGTTATGCCAGTAGTACGTCGTGCTTGCACCATGCAACGTGGTGTCAAGCTGCAGCTCAAACAGCTCGATGATGGCATTCGGCGCCAGTACCGACAGTTCTTCGTAGACGCTACTGATCGCTGCCCATGTGACGCCACCATCTGCAATGGTGCTACCGATATCGGTAGGCCAAGCAGGCTGTGTGCTAGCTGATGTGCCTGCAACAGTGCAGCGAAAAACAAGCCCTGTGGCCTGTACGGACGTTGCACGGACAATTGCGCCAACGCTGTAGGCGGTGCTGCTAGCCCAAGCTGCGTATGCCATTAGGGCTCAAACACTTGCTGAAATGTGGCACTGATGGTCGCCCGGCCTGCGTACGTTATGGACTTGCTCCATGATGGACAAATCCATTTGTATGCTGTCACCTCATCAGGCGGCGTCCAGTCAAAGGAAGCGCTATCAGCAGCGCGAGCATCAAGGAAGGTTTCAATAGTATCCGCATTAGCTTCGCTGATGTTGTTCCATGTCAAGGACCACTCCTTAGGGTTTTGGTTCAGGCCGTAGGTCAGCCGCTGCTGGTAGCCGTCGCCAAACTGCACGGTGCGCACGGTTGGAGCGCTGCGCTTTTCGGCGCCGTAGCTTGCCGTGATCGCAGGGAAAGTAGCCATCAGCGTGTATTAGCGAGCAAGCCGCCGGGACGTTGCATCTTGACGATCTCAGCCTGCACTGCAGCACCGATGATCCTACCCATCTGATTGGAATTTGGCTCGTTGCCTTCCACGCTGGTGCCGCTTGCGTCTACGTTGACTACCACATTAACGCCGCCACCAAAGCTGCCGGTTGGTGCAATGCCGCCGCTGCGGCCTGGCATGAACAGTTCAGGACCGCGCTCGCCAACGAGGTAGCCCTTGCCGCCCATCACGGTGCCGCCGTTGGCTCTAGCGCCACCAAAGAAATTGCCGACGCCGCTTAGACCAGGAACGATTGATGCCATGCCGAAAGCGCCGGGGTTGAAGCTGGCGCCTGATGCAAAGCCACCGCGATTGCCGCCAAACAAACCGCTAATTGCATTGATGGCTTTTTGGATGACAAATACCTGCAGGAGTTGGTTGGCAATGTCGATCAACACGCCAGATGCAATCTGCCGCAGGCTGCTATTGAAATCTTGGCTGCCTTGAATCAATGCGTTAAAGGCAGATGTCATGCCTTGGCCAACCGTATTGCTAATCCCGTCAGCCAGTGCCTGCTGTCGTTTTTGTTCTTCAGTTAGCTGCTTGGAGTATTCCAGCACTGAGGCATAGCCAGATGCTGCGGTTGTCAGTTTGGTGATGTATTCAGGCAGCGTTTCCTTGTTGCGCTGATCTTCAATCGTGCGCAGCCGCTCTGCATATTGCACCACTGCTTCAAAGATTGCCGCCTTGCGTTCATTAGGCCCCATCTCCTGCTGACTGGCCTGTAGGATTGCAAGCTGCTTATTATAGTAAGCCTCTTGCTGCTCGTTCTGGGTGCGCTGGGCAATACCAAGCCGCAACCGCAACTCAAGCTCTTGCGCTGTGATGTCTTTGATTTCTTTAGCTTGCTTGTCAGCAGACTTGCCGCCACCACCCTTTGCGGCGCCGCCTGTGCCAGCACCTAATGGCGGAGCGGTAAATAATTTATCAGTTTGTTTTGCACCTGCCTGCAGTTGCTTTTGAGCCGCAAGATTCTGATTTATCTTTTGCAAAATTGTGCCCTGTAGCTGAACAGCGCGATTTGCATTTGGATCATTAGGGCCAACGCTTTGCAGCAGGCGCTGATATTGCTGCAATGCTTGCAGGTTCTGCTGAATGCCTGTTTTATTTTTCTGAGATCCAACCTGATCAACACCTTTGGCGATATTGTCGACTGCTTGCGATGTGGCGCCGATATTCAAAAACTGACGGGCGCCTGCAACGCTCCTCGTAAAGCCGCCCCCCCTGCCGGCAGACAATGCAGCATTGATCGCATCAACAACTGCGATCGCTTGATTGAAAATGGCCTTTAGCGCTGGGGTAAGCGCTGTGCCAATCCGTCGAGCTAGCGCATCGACGCCATCTTGCAAGGTGCTGAGTTTGCCATTTAGCGTATCGCTTTGCGCAATAGCGCCATTGGCGTATTTGCCGCCGGCACTGGTCAGCCGCTGCAGTGCTACCTCAACAGCCTTAGCGCTGATCTGACCTTTACTTAGAGCCTTTTGGAACTCCTCGCCGGTCATCCCATACATCTTGCGCAGCTCTTCCTGCAGCGCGATGCCACGCTCTTGGAACTGCAGCAGCTCTTCGCCTTGCAGCCTGCCCTTGGCTTGGACCTGACCGTAGGCGGTCACCAGGCCCTGCAGCTCAGCACCAGTTGCACCTGATGCGTCGGCCAGCCTGCGGGTGGTTTCTACAACATTGTTGGCCTGCACGCCAAAAGCCTGCAGACGCTTGGCTGCATCAATCAGTTCAGTGCTGGTAAATGGCGTTACCGCACCAAGCTGCTGCAGCTCTTGAATGATTTGCTTTGCTTGCTGTGCGCTACCGGTAAGCACCTGCAGGCTGCGGGTTTGTGATTCAAGTTCTGCCGTCTTGGCAAATACAAACTTGGCAGCAGTGACAGCCGTAAATGCGCCAAGCAGGCCAGTTACAGCATCCTTTAAACCACTGACGCCGGCCTGTGCTGCTTTAGATGCTGCGCCAACCTGCTGAAGATTCCTTACAGCACTCTGGCTGTTTACCTGAATATCAACAACCGAAACGGCCACGGCAACACCTCCCTATAGCGGCAGTCTACCGCCGCCGGGCCTTATCCATTTCCGCTTTTTCGCGTCTGCCCTTGACCTCATAGTATGCGGCAAAGTGCGTAAATTCTGCATCGGTTAGCTCGGTACGCAAACGGCTAACCGTCATGCCTAGCTCAGTTGCGAGGAAGAACTCGAAGAACAACCACGAGTCTTCCTCTAGTCTTTTTTTGCCTCTTCAAATCCTGCGCCATCACCAAGGCCGAACAAGAACAGCTCTAGGTCGTTCAGGACGCGCTCAGGCAGCTCGCGTTGCAGCTTGGCCGCATCAGCCGGTGCAAACGCTTTGGTGCCGTTTTCAAGCTCAGCAATCTGACATAGCAGCTGCGTGCTAACGTCTAGCGCTTCATCAGTGCCGGTCAATGCAGATGCTTTTTTGCGGTCAGCGCGGGTGATGGGCTTGAAATAAAGCACCATCACCACGTCGCCAGCATCTGTCTTCACTTCAAACTTGCGCCTTTGATTGAGGTCAAAGGCTCCGGTGAGCAGGTCAACCGGACGTTGGGCGGCAGGCATTAGATGCTAAGGGTCAGTGCCCCGGAGGTAACGAAATTAACCGAGACAATCTCGATTTCGCCCACAGTAGCGGAATACTCGGAACCTGTCACCACCAGCGTGCCGGTGATCTTTTTGCCGCCGGTTTCATCGAGGTACAGCTCAAACGCTGCATCAGCTTCATCGGTGGCTTGATTGACATCCTTGATCAGGTCCAGCTTGTCGCCAGAACCTGGAGCGTCATACATCAGCTCAATGGTGCCAGAACCGCTGATCAAGCCACCCACGTTGGCACGGTAGGTGTCGCCGTGATCGGTCACGTCAAGCGATTCCTTCTCGACGGTCATGGTCCAAGACCGGACCGCAGCAATCTCAGACAAGCCGCCTGCACCAGCTTTGTCAAAGAAGACAGTGCCCTGTTGCCCGCGATAAAAAGCCATGATCAGATGTCCAGGGTAATGGCGCCGTTGGTAACGAAGTTGACCGTGATCACTTCGATTTCGCCAACGGTAGCCGAGTATTCGGCAGATGTGATGACACCGTCAAAGCTGACCTTTTTAGTGCCGTTTGTATCAAGGAACAGCTCAAACAGGGCTGCGCCTTCGTCGGTGGCCGTGTTGACATGCTCGATAAAAGCGTTCGTCTCATCAGCGCTGCTGGCCGTGTAAAGCACCTCGACGGTGCCGCTGCCGCTGATCAGGCCGCCGACATTAGCGCGATAAGTGGCGCCTAGCGCGGTGGTGTCGAGTGATTCCTTCTCAACGGTCAGAGACCATGAGCGGGTGCTGGCAATGGTGACGCCAGTAGCGCCGCCGTCGTCAAACTTGACGCTGCCTTGCTGCCCTCGGTAAAAAGCCATGGCTAGAGATCCTCGAAGGTTTCAAAGGTCATTCTGACCTGTGCTTGGAAGTAACCCTCAGGAGCTGGCGCAGCCACCACCTCTGGGCCAGTGGGCGGGTCAAAATGGACGCCGCTGATTACTTGTCTATTGTAAAGGTCTCTGATGCGTTTACCAATTGTGTAGTTAGCGCCAGGGCCAACGCCCTTAGCGGTAAAGATATTGACCACGATGGCGCCAATGACGCTGTTGCTGCTGCCAGTGGTGCCGCCCATGGTCAGGTAGTTGTTGTTGCCAAAGCTGACCAGGCACTGCACCCATGAGCTACCGGGCGTTGGGATGTACGGCTGGTTGTGGAAGACAACCGGCAAGGTGCTGCCCAGCGAGCTAACCACTGTAACATTTCCGCTGGTTGTCAACGCACCGGCAGCAGTCACGGTAAAAGAGTTGGTTGCTGTGGTGACCACAGTGAACGTGCCGTCAACGCCGCCGCCAGATGTGTAGTCCAACGTCAGCGATTGGCCGACGTAGTAACCGTGCGCAGTGGCGTTGATCGTAACGACAGTGCCGGTTTGAGTGTATGTCGTCGTGAGGCTGGTCAGCTCAGCCGTTAATCGTGCCTCAATGGTGGCGCGAACGGTGTTTAGGTTTACAGCTGCCATTAGTCTTGCCTCCCGATGCGGTCAGCTTGCTGCCGCGCCCATGCGGTCATCTCGCGGGCAATGATGTCCGGGTATCCCTTGGTAATTTGATTGTTCTTGGAGCGCCACTGCCCTTGCCATGATGCTGGCAGATTGTTGCCATACAGCACAGGCTCGGTGTAGGGCAGGCTGTTATGGATGTGGTACACATTGCCTGCCCGCTCAACTTGATAGTCAAGCCGACGTGGTGGTGCAATGCCAGCAACACCACTTTGCGGGCCAGGGTCGTAGCCGGGCGTGCCTTGCTCGCTGATGGACCACGCAAGGCGCAGTCTGCCGGTATCAACCGGACTAGCCTCTTTAAGCCGTCTGTCAGTTTCTAGTACCGTGACACGCAGCAACTGCTCGTACTTCTGCAAACTGTAGTTGCCGATGTCGGCTAGGTTGATGCGGCGTGCCATCGTTATGCCCTCAGGATCAGTTCGTAAGTGATCGCTGTGTTGTCCTGTTCGATCGTGTCAACGCGAATGATTTGATGGCTGATGCTGTTGATCACCACACGGTCAACCGTGTCAGGCACTGTGCCATTTAGGTCCAACGCAGCCACGATCAACCGTTTATCGCCTGCCTGTACCAGTTCGTTGACCTCGCGCACGCTGACATCTTCAAGCACGCCCTTGATGCCGGTGTCAGAAACTGACTCGGTGATGGCGCCAGTAGTGGTGTTGTAGGCCCCAGGCGTCACGATGCGAATCGTCACATCGCCGCCAAACCTTGCCATCACTTTGCTGGCAACTGATCGCAGCGAATCAGCAAGCGCCATCAGAGGCGATAAGCAACGACGGAACCAGTTGCCAGTGTGATGCTGGTAAACACACCTTCCAGCTCGCAGCTAGGGTCCAGCACCACTGAGGTCAGCGCATTGCCGGTGTAGTCCAGTGCGGTCAGGCTGCTAATCACAGTGCTGGCCTCAAGCGATACAATCTTGCCGAAGCGGCCAGTGTGAGCAACAGTGTCGCTGATGTATTCAGCACCGGGGTACTTGTAACCCATGATCAGCTCCGGCGGATGGAAACGTTGCCTGGTCCACTGATTCTAAGCCCTATCAGGTAACGCTCCATCAACGGCGGCACCTTATCCGCGCCAACGGCGCCATAACCAAGGTTAGGCGTCACGTCAAGGCTACCGATCTTGACGTTCTTGTAATCTTCAAGCCCGCTCAGTCCTAATGCGCTGGTGTTGTTGTGCAGGAATACCGCCAGCACGGCCTGTGCGTACTTGATCT